GCCTTCGCATTGACTCCTCTGGCAACGTCGGCATCGGGACTCACTTTCCTGGTCAAAAGCTAGAAGTGACTGGAAGTGCAAAACTTGCGGCAGCATCTACAGGTGGAACATTCATCCTGCTCGATAACAGCGGGTCGGCAGGTGGTAAAGCATGGAACATCACCTCGGCTGGGTCGTTAAATGGTTCTGGTGCTGGTGCGCTTGAGATATTCACGTCTGGCGGTGGGAATATCAACACGCAAGGTAACCCCATCGTCAACTGCAAAACCACAGCTAAAGCATGGGGATATTTTGTTGGAAGCACCACGGGAACAAATGCTCCCGTTGCTGGCTATAATGTTTCCTCCATCACGCGCAATGCTACTGGAATTTTTACTGTCAATCTGACTAATGCAATGAGTTCAATTTCTTACTGCGTGGTGGCATCGCAGGCAATTATTTCGGGAACCAATATAGGACAGGGAAGCGTTGCGCCAATCAACCTTGCGGCCTCAAGTTTTCAGCTTCGGACGGGAACCTATAATGTCGGAGATGATGATGGATATACGTTCTTCGCAGTCTTCGGAAACTAATTATGAGCTTCATCATCTACCCTCAAACGCCAGATAATAAACTAGCAGTCATCATCCCTACGGGTGATTACCAAGACGCTATCAAGGATGTTCCAGAAGGCGTGGAGTACGCAGTCGTGGACGACCTAGGGTCGCTCGACAACGAGTATTTTGATGCCTTTGAGTACCAAGACCTCGGCATTGCTTGCAATATCAACAAGGCGAAGGCGATCCATCTCGACAAGTTCCGCGAGGCTAGGAAGCCCCTGCTCTCCAAGCTCGACGTTGACTACATGAAGGCAATCGAAGTGGAAGACTCCGTTGCTGCTTCTGCAATCGCAGTCAAGAAACAGGCACTTCGTGACATTACGCTGACTCCCCTTCCCAATACCTTGCCAGAGATAAAAGCAGTCTGGCCCGACATCCTCAACTAACACCTAACCCTCAACGACCATGCCCATCCCATCGACCAAAACACAGTCTACCAACAACCTCTCCCTGGAGACGTTTCCCGACCTCGTTCGCCCCATCTCGGCAACTTACTCACGCACAACAACAACCGTCACCGTGACCTCAACGGCTCATGGGCTTCCTACTGATCGTGAGATCAAGGTGGTTAGCGCTACTGACACCGGCCTTGTGAATGGCAACTTCCCGATCAAGTGGGTCGCAATCACTTCCACGGGAGCTAATACATTTACGTTTGCCACGGCCTCCACGGGAACTGCTACGGGGTCTCTGACCTACATCGGCAAGAATCTTGATGTTGATCAGATTGACTCCGATCCATCGCTTCCTGCCTAGTCCATGTCAGACTTCCTCAATCCGAACCTTCAGCGTCCCGCAATCCGCTGGACTGCCGGTGACGCTCTCCCTGCGATTGAGCAAACCGGGCCCGCTGCGCCCCTGCTGATTGACAAGACCACGGGTCGGTTGATGGTTGACGCACTCGGCGCAAGTGCCGCCGACCTTTCAATTATTCAAGGGCAGCTCTCTACAATCACCGGAATTGAGACGGCAAGTGCTGCTGATATTGCGGCCACCAAGTCAAGCGCGGCATCCATCGCTGGCATGGCGATTCCTGCAAATAACTACATTTCGCTCGGATATACTGGATCAAACCTGACTTCAATAGTCTACAAGATGGGCGGGTCAAGCGGCACGACGGTCGCCACCCTGACCCTTGCGTATGACGGCAGCAACAACCTCGTTTCTGTAACCAAGTCGTAACGCTATGGCATGGGTTTTTAATCCGTTCACGGGCAAGCTCGATCAGGCAGGATCGGGAGGTTCTGATGGCAGTCAGGTCAACTCTGATTGGAATGCTTCAACAGGCGTGGCAGCGATCCTTAACAAGCCAACTCTCTTCTCTGGTGCCTACGCCGATCTTACAGGCAAGCCTACCATCCCAGCGGCTCAAGTGCAAAGCGATTGGAACGCCTCAACTGGCCTCGCGCAGATCCTTAACAAGCCTACCCTGTTTTCTGGTGCCTACGCCGCCCTGACGGGAACCCCTTCGACCTTTTCACCCTCGGCCCACGCTTCAAGTCACGCTAGTGGGGGAGGCGATGCCTTGACCCTTGCCTCCTCCCAGATCACCGGCCTCGCTTCGGTAGCCACTTCGGGAGCGTATTCTTCACTAACGGGAACGCCATCGCTTGCCACAGTTGCCACAAGCGGGTCATATACGGATCTCACCAGCAAACCATCGCTCGGAACTTCGTCTTCAAAAAATGTTGCCGCATCAGGGAATGCTTCATCCACCGAGGTTGTCTTGGGCGGTGACACCCGACTAACTGACAGCAGAACGCCAACTGCTCACACTCACACACTCTCTCAATTAACACAATCGGCGGCGACAACTGGCCAGGTTGCAAGTTGGAATGGCACCGCGTGGGTTCCCTCAAACCCAACAGCAGGAAACCCATTCAACCAATCACTCAACACCTCAGATAGTGTTGTCTTTACAAATGTGGGATACACTTCTGGAGAGTCCACAACTTGGTCGGTTAATTCATCTGGAGTAGCATCGTTTTTATCCGTTAGCACAAATAGTTTAGCGGTCGGTGCGTTGATTAGTTGTGCAGGATCTACGGTGTCTACCCTCACAGCGACACAAACTTTCACAAACAAAACGTTGACGGCACCTTTAATATCGAACGGAACTACGTCGGCAATTCTCACGTCTGACGCCGCAAATGTGCTTGCCCAGCGCAACGGCACAAGTGCCAACACGCTGCGTGTCTACAACACGTACACGGACGCAAGCAACTATGAGCGCGGTGTATTTGATTGGACTACCAATCCCAATTCTCTGACGATTGGAACGCAGAAGGCGGGAACAGGCACGGCTAGAAGGGTCAGGATTAACAGCGCGGAGCAAATTGACTTTTATTGCACCGATACAAGCCGAAATTTTCAAATCTCAACCTCATCCGTCACAGCGTTCAATTCATACAACTGGCAATGGTATTCGGGATCAGCCGACCCAACAACCTCTACCACGCCCTTTAACAATGGCACGTCGACCTGCGCCGTTTTCAAAAACACTACCACAGGAATCGTCAAGTTGTATGTCAACGATGGCGGAACCATGAAATCCGTTGCCCTTGTCTAATTTATGAACAACCCAATGACGCCCGAACAAGCCCTCCAGATTTTATCCGATGGCTTGCAACCACAGATGCAGGGACAGATCACGCGATCTGGCTATATCGCCATTGACCAAGCTCTTGCCGTCCTAGCGGCAACCATCAAGAAATCCGAACCATCAGAACCTCATGACGCTTAATCTCACCTTCACCGAAGAACAGCTTCGCGGCATCGCAGCCGCCCGTGCTGCTTACAACGCTTCGCTCCCAGAGGACTCCGTAGACCGCAAACAGACAAATGAAGCGTATCTGACTTTCGTCATCACTTCGGCATCCGACTCCTACGCCTCACAGTACCCAGCGTAATGCAACTCCTCCGCGACCTTTGGCTTCTTATCCGCTGCTACCCGATTGCAAAGGGTAAGGTGCTGAACCTTTCTGGGGATAACTACCCTGGAGTTGTCCGCACCCAGATTGCCTACAACGAGACGAGGACAGAACTTGTGAGGAAAGGTTGGGCAGATGACAACCTCACCGGCGCCATCATCTACATTTCGGTTAGCCTCGCCTACCTACTAAATCATTGATTTTATAGCGGTTTCTCTTGCCGATTTAACATCTCTTGGTTAGATGATGTTAAATGAGTGATTCAGCAACGCTTTCGCACCCAGTAACATTGGCCCTTTCTGGGGTCGGCGCCGCAGCCGGTATTGTTGCCTGTCTCACCTATTTCACGGTGTACGCAGTCCTTCCTAACAGAATGGACAAGGTAGAAAAAGCCAATGAATTACAGGATGCCCGTATTTCTGAAATGCAACAAGACAACGCACAGAGAAGGGAGATGTTAGCGGCAGCACTCGCCACCCTTCAGCAGATTGATCTTAGGACTAAACGTATCGAGGATAAGCTGCTCCGATAAGGATTTTTTTATGCTTTGGGATATACCCCAAATGGTTTCGACGATAGGGCAGATCGTCAACAAGTTCGTCCCAGACAGGGACGCTCAGGTGAAGTTCCAAGCCGAGCTTCAACAGCAACTCATCCAGATTGAAGCTGACGCCGCAAAAGCGCAGGCAGACATCAATCAAGCCGAGGCGCAGTCTCCCAACCTTTTTGTTGCAGGATGGCGTCCTTGCGTGGGGTGGGTATGTGCGACTGCCTTTGCATGGCAGTTCGTAGGTCAACCCGCCTTCAGCTTTTTCTATGCGCTGATCTACAAGCAACCGTCCCCCGTTGTTGCCCTAGACCACGATGCTCTCAACACGGTTCTCTTCGGACTCCTCGGACTTGGAGGATTCCGCACATGGGAAAAGATCAAGGGGGCAACCAAATGATTGACGCTCGTTCATTCAAGAACCTCTCAACCTTGCTACTCAAGGTGCAGCCCATCTTTGCCAAGTTCCTTCTTGAAGCAAAGAAGCACTTCCAAGACAAGGGGCTAGATGTCCGCATCATCAGCGGGAACCGCACATGGGAGGAACAGGATGCCTTGTATGCCCAGGGACGCACGGCCCCCGGCCCCAAGGTGACAAACGCCAAAGGAGGGCAGAGCAATCACAACTTCGGCATCGCCGTTGACCTGGGTCTTTTCACGTTAGACGGAAGCTACCTAGAGGACACCCCATTCTATGGTCAGATCGGCGAGATCGTTGCTCGGTTTCCCGAACTTGAGTGGGGCGGGTCATGGAAATCCATCGTTGACGAACCTCATGTCCAGTACCGCACCGGCCTAACCGTCGCGGAGTTGGCAGACAAGGTGAAGGCAGGGCATCCGATTGTATGAATCACGAAACTGCAAGCTCCTGCCTAGCCGAGATCCTTGCCGCGATTGATGAGGGTGCTGACCCGCGAATCGTTGGTACAACTGCCATTGCCAACCGAGAGGCTATCCGCAAGGCCGTCAAATCTCTGAAGCCAAAGACCCCTCCCCGTGAATCAACTCAGGATGAGGACTATTTCTATTACTGATATGACACCAGAACGAGACGCAGACGACATCTGGGTACAGACTGCTCAAAAGGGCATCGGCAAGTACCTCAAAGGTCAGGCCGAACACAAGACGGCATTTTGGTCAGCGGGAGCCGAGTGGTACGCCGACCAGCTTGAAGACGAAATACTCGACTTGGTGAGTTATTTCTACCACCTCCGCAAACGCCTCAAAGCAATTCGCGCCGTTGCCGAACTCATGGCAACCGATGAAGTCGGCCTCCACGAAGCGGCAACGATGATCAAAGACCTTACCGATGCTTCCCCCCCCCGAAATCGTTGCAAACAAACCAAAAACTAATGGCGAATATAACGCACCGATGGAAGCGGGGGATGGCATGGTGTTGTTCCCATGCAATCCACGCTGACCCCGAAGCAATGGCGGCAATGCTAACCTTCAGAGAAGCGTGGAAACCCTCATTCGTTGCTTGCTTAGGCGATTTCATTGATATGACTGCCTTCATGGGGAACGGCACAGGTGAGGGTGATGTCACTCCAGATATTGAAGCCGGCCTCATGCACCTCAAGCAGATGATGCCAAAGGACTCCAAGGCCAGATACGAAGTGCTTCTAGGTAACCACGAAGATCGCGTTGATCGGATGAGGAAGGGGGAGGGAGTTTTGGCCTATGCCGCACACAAAGCATACGAGTCCATTGAAGAGTGCTGCGCCAAACTCCGAGCCAGAATGCACCCCTACACCGGCATCTGGCAAAAGGTCATGGTGGAGCAGAGTGACATTCTCCTGACGCATGGCACTTGGTACAACCAGAATGCCGCCGCATCAATGGCAGGGCATTATTGTAACGGAACGACCGTCCGCAAGGTTCTATTCGGGCATACCCACAAGGTTGCCATTGCCGCCGCAGACACCGACCACGGGGGCATTGCCTACAATGTCGGCACCCTGACTGCGCGAGGGGCTATGGATTACAGCAAGAACAGGAAAAGCACCGCCCAATGGATGCAAGGGTGGAGTTATTTTGAATACTGCAACGAACTCGGAATCTCTTCGGTCAACCTCATCACCCGCGCACCTAACGAACAATGGCGACTGCCAATATGAAAAAACCAGAAACCGCAAACGATTGGCTCCAGATCCTAGCCGCCGCTGGCAAGAGAACCGAAGATAAAGTGCCGCCAGGATTTAAGTCTGCTACTCAAATTGCCAAGGAGACCGGCAAAAGCGAAACTCAAGTCAGGAAGTATCTCCGAGAGGCCGTCAAACTCGGCCTAATTGAAGGTGCCAAGTTCAATGTGAACACAGGCGATAAACTCTACCCCGTGCCGCATTACCGAATTGTGTGAAACTCCGATGCGAGGCAACCCCGTGGAAATTGCCGCCCAAAACGGCAAAGGAGGTTTTGCGACTTGATCGTATCGCCTTCAGCGAGGATGCGGCAACTGACCTAGAGGATTGCTGGTGGTGGGTAATCCGCAACGAGAAGGGCAGGGGAGTGGCTTTTGCTGGTCTGCGCGGGTGCCGGCACCCCAGCAACAAGGGTCTCGCCTACATGGTTCGATCTGGCGTCACTCCAAAGCACCGGGGCAAGGGACTCCAAAAGCGCCTCATTAAAGCCCGTATCAGCATGGCAAGACGGCATGGGTACAAAGAGATCGTCACCTATGTCCTTGCGTGGAATCTGGCGTCCGCAAACTCCTTGATCGGATGCGGATTTAAACTCTACCATCCCGCTGAAAAGTATGCCGGCAGCAAAGCGTTTTACTTTCGTTGTGTTATAAGTCCCTTGCTATAAATACAATAGAAATCCGTTGTGTACAGATTTCAATAAGCTGATTGCTTATTTTAAAAAAAAACCGAAAAGGGCGTAATGTATACCCATGAACTCCCTGAAATACCTACGCGGCGCAACTTGTGTTGTAACCACCGGCCCCAACCCCCATGATCGGAAGTTTTTCCGCATCATGTTGCGGCGTGAAAATCGCATTCGCCTCAAGGAGCTATTCACGCTAGAGCGCGATGGAAAGGCCGTCCCTGGCGAGGTCAACCCTGATGGTGAATGCTTTTGGAGAATGGTGAAAATGGTAGGGGACTCCGAGTACGGATGCCCTTACTCATCGTCTGGCATGGCTCAATGGATGAGGCTTTACCGCAAGCCTAGGGGTGGGAAGCGCAAAGGCTCAGGCAGGAAGAAAGGTGGAGGCAAGGGCAGGATTCAACAAAGCCGATCGATTTGCCTCTCTGCCGCCGATTGGGAGCTCTTTGACCGTCTTTGCAAAGAAAGATCGCGGGGTAGGTTTATTGTTAAAATGCTGAAGGAGTGGGAGTTGCAACAAAAGTAAAAAAAGTTACTTTTTCTGTTTACAAGTTTCTGCGGCTAGGGTTTATTTTGCTCCGTCATGTTTACGGAGATCAAATTTCTAGGTGTATTCACGCCTCCCTCTTTGAAGGTTTGCGATAACATCTGATAACCCCCCCTGTAATATATGTCATGGATAGTGGAACCCAAGAATCTAAACAACAACACAATGCAGAACTCAAAAAAGATGATCAATTTTCGGGCGTCACAAGAACTTGCCGAAATCCTCCAATCGGAGGCTACTCGAACCCATCGCAGCGTCTCGTCATTCGTCCGCGCCATATTGGAGATGGTTTTAATGCCTGATCCAAACGAAGCCGAGGTCAATGAAAACTAAAATGAACAAGCTCGACCTCATCGCTGGCGGCACCCTGTTCACCATGCTCGTCCTGTCGCTTGCGGCAACTCGATTCAAATGATCGCGGCACTCATTCAAAACATTCGCTCCTGGCTTGTCGCACAGAACCATGACCGGCGCCCCCACTACATGACCTACAACACTTTTTTGCAGCGTTAGTCCGTTAGTCCAACCCAAAACACAACAACCCGAAAACATACCGACATCATGACACCAGACTACATCACCACCGGGGCATTCTTCCTATCAGGATTGATTGCCTTTTTTATTGGTCGCATCACCGCAAGGGACGACTACGAACCCTACAACGAGAGAGAGGCCAAGGGATTGCAGTCCCCTGACCTCAAGTAGCCCGGAGCGAACCGTCTAAAGAACACCCGAAGCTATGATTACCCAATCCCAGACCGCACTTGCGGTCAAGCAAGCAGAGGTCATCCCCTTCTCCGACATGGAGCGCATGGCGGCAGCAGTCGCCAAGTCAGGTCTCTTCGGCATCAAGACGCCAGATCAGGCAATCGCCCTGATGCTGGTGGCGCAGTCCGAGGGACGGCACCCCGCTTCGGTAGCGGCAGAGTTTGACATCATCCAAGGACGCCCTGCCCTCAAGTCGCAGGCCGCACTTGCGAGGTTTCAGAATGCCGGTGGCAAGATTCAATGGCTTGTCCGTAACGACCACGAATGCACGGCAGAGTTTTCTCACCCTGCCGGCGGCACCCTTCAAGTCTCATGGACTATGGAGAGGGCTAATGCAGCCGGTCTTACAGGCAAGCAGACATGGAAGCAGTACCCAACCGCCATGCTGTCCGCTAGGACGGTGGCAGAGGGTGTCCGCGCCGTTTTCCCTGCCTGTCTCAACGGGGTCTACCTCGCTGAAGAGGTGCAGGACTTCGATTCCCGCCCCGTATCCAGCGGCAAGTTCCAAGCAGTCAAGGCTTCCCTTGAGTCTGAAGGTCACAAGATCAAAAGCGTATCTGGTCTAAACCCAGGAGAGAGGGTGACGATCAATGCAGGCGCAAATAGTGATTCCCTTTTGCTTGGCCCCGGTGAACCAGAGATCCAAGTCATCGAAGCACCAAAGGCCGAGAAGGAAGACCCTCTTGATGCTATCTACGAGCTTGCCGAGACTGACAAGCTCACAGAGGAGCAGATCCTTGGATTCCTCAAGAGCAAGGACGCCATTCCCTCGGATGCGGAATACCTCGCTGACATCAAGCCGGCAATTCTCCGCAGGCTCAAGAAGTCATGGCCCCAGGTCATTGAGTTCGCAGTCGGCGCCAGCATGGAGGAGGCAGCATGAGCCGGCACTCTGACATGAAGGCTTTCCCTGTTTCATGGAGTGACGAAATGGATTTCCACGGGGGAATGACGCTTCGCACCTACATAGCAGTTCGCGCCATGCAATCACTCATTCAAGTCAATTCAAACAAAAGCTATTGTTTTGAAGAGCAGAGATATGACCTAGCTGTTTCGTCGTATCAAATTGCTGACGCAATGATTGAGGAGGGTTCAATATGAGCCGGCATCACCCCACCCTCTCGCCTTCGTCGCTGGACAAGAAGAACGAGTGTCTACACTTCACGGGCAAGCCAGTTGGCAAGGCCGCTAATCGTGGAACCGAACTCCATGAGAAGTTGGCGGATGCCTTCCATCGCCGCGAGACCCCTACTGACCCCCTCCTCAAGAGGGCGGCAGACAGGGCGCGGAACTACATCGCCTCGGTGCAGGGTATTGAAGAGGAGGTTCAGCTTCTTGACAACGACCTCAATCAGATCAGCTTCGGCACGGTTGACCTCTGGGGGAATACGCAGGATGGGCAGCTTGTCCTAGTAGATTGGAAGAGTGGGGTGCAGTCGCCCGATTCCTACCTTCACCAGATGGCGTTTTATTCACTCGCTCTCATGGAGCAGGAGGATGCCGAGGAGTGTCAGGCAGTCATTGTCCCGATTGACAACGACGATTCCGAAGCATTTGCAACGAGCTTCACCCGCGAGTCGGCGGCAGAGTTGATCTATCCGCTGATTGAGAGGATCAAGGCGAATGCCGAGAACCCTAAGGAGAACCAGTTCTGCAACTGGTGCGCGAAGCGGAAGGAATGCCCCGTCTGGGTCATGCCGGCTAGGGAGACGATCACCCTGGCAGAGCAGAAGTTGGCTTTCACGCAAGAGGATGCCCTCACCCGTCCAGAAGCCTACATGGACGCCTTTAAGAAATTGGAAGGCATCTTTGAGGATTGGGGCATTAAGGAGGCGTTGAAGTCTAAACTGGAAGCCGGCACAGCAGTCCCCGGTTGGAAGCTCCAGACCCGCAAGGGCGCCGCCTCGGTCGCCTCGGTTGAGGGGGTGCTGAACCATGTCGTGAAGGAACTCGGCTTTGCCAAGGCCGCTGACTTCCTCAAGGTCGATGCCGGCAAAATGCAGAAGGCATGGAGTGCTTTCACCAGCAATCCCCTCCCCGTTGACATCGTTGTTGGAGAAGGAACCACGGCTCTTGTGCAGGACAAGAAGGGAGGTGCCAAGTGAGTCACAGCAACCCTAATCAGGCCAAAGTGATCCTTGATCATCTTCTCATAGGCAATCGCATCACCGCCCTGGATGCCCTCCAGCACTTCGGATGCTTCCGCCTAGCCGCCCGTATCCACGAACTCCGCAAGGAGGGGTACGAGATTGAGGAGACTATCGTTGCCCATAACGGGAAGCGTTATGCTTCCTACTTCATCCGCAACTGCGTCTTCGCACAACAGGAGCTTTGCCTCGCATGAGCCATGTGGATACTTCCTCAGACATTAACACGGTTGAATGGTTCTTTGGCTATGGTGGAAACCATCTCGGACTTAAACGATGCCTCCCAAATCTGCGCCTCGTCGCTGCTTGTGAGATCGAAGAGTTCCCAATCGAAAACCTTCTCGCGAAGATGGAAAACGGATGGGTGGAGGAGGCTCCAATTTGGTCGGATTGCCGTACCTTCCCCTGGGAACCATTCGTTGATCGAATCGACCTTTTTGTCGCTTCCTATCCGTGCCAACCATTCTCTGCCGCCGGGGCAAGAAAAGGAGCAGACGACCCAAGACACCTCTGGCCTGTTGTCCTCAACTGGATATTACGAGTCAGACCTCTTTGCGTCTTTGCAGAGAACGTCGAAGGTCACGTTACGCTGGGACTCTCCACAGTCATCAGCGATCTGGAAGAAGCGGGTTATCGGGTGGAGGCAGGCATATTCTCGGCGTCTGAAGTCGGCGCACCTCACCAGAGGAAGCGGGTCTTCATCATGGCCCACCGCAAGGACGAACGATTCCAATTCTGGAAGACCGAACGATGGTCAATCTCGGATAGGAGCCAATGGTCAGCGATTCGGGATCAACCTATCGGACAAGGTGGAGTATCTGGAGAAAAATTGGCCGACAACAGCAGCAAGGGATTACAAGGGGACATCACCTGGCTATCTATATCGAAAGGATGGGAAGAGCAGGGCGGATCAATTAGCGGTTGCCGTGACTCTGGAGAATCAGAGTTGGCCCACCCCAACGGTTCAAGAAGCAGGGAAGATTGGAAATCAACCGAACTTCGGTCAGTTGGGCTTGAGCAATCACCCGGCGATAGTCGGGGGAATAGATCGACCCAAGGGAGAGAAGTCACGATCTGGCCTAGCCGACCAGGGCAACCGCAATTCAGTTGGGAGCCGCCAAGAGTCGTGGCTAACTCCAAACACTATGGACTCTCTTCCTGTGAGATCAGAGGAAGCATTGATGCGTCAGTATCAGAACAACAGGAAGGGTCGGACAACTCATTCAACATTGAGGGAGCAAGCGACATTGCCACCTCCGAGTCAGATGGCATGGGCAACGCCTCAGAGCAGGGATGCCAAGGGAGCAGAGGGACGCATGATTCGGGATGGGAATGCTTCGGATCTGCCGAGTCAGACAGAGGTGGAGAGGACGGGAGCCTGGAACCGCAACAATGGCAAACTCAACCCTCGGTGGGTGGAGACTCTTATGGGACTCCCCGTGGGCTGGGTCATGCCGAGTTGTCAGAACCCGATCACGCCGCAGGGGGATTCGCGTCCGAGTCAGGGGGGCAGTTGGATGACTCCAGAGGCACAGAACAGCACGGGATACCAAGTGAGCAATGGCAAGAAGATCCTGCGTCTTGGGAGTCAGGTTATCAACAACTCTGCATCTCCTGTGACAATCGAACCGACGAACTCCGACTCCTCGGAAACGGAGTTGTTCCCGCCACCGCAGAACTTGCCTTCAGAACTCTTTGGGAGGAACTAACATGGAAGTAGGACGCATCTCATTCGGGCCGGCGTCGGTTCCGAGCTTTCCAGAGGATGACCTTAACAGGTTGAGGCGCCTCTCGGATTACCTCCGAGACCTAGACACCGACAGGACAGAGCTACAGGAAACCCTTGACGGGTTAATATCTGACAACGAAGCCCTCCAAGCCGAGGTCGCTCGTCTCACTCAACTCCTTAACGGCAAATAACATGGGTAATAATCAACACTCCAAGTTGCCAAAGGAGGAGCTAAAGAAACTCAAGGAGATGCGTAAGCGTACCCCGGAGGTATGGGTCGAGAAAATCAATGCCCTCCCCCCCTCTATTAGAGGCGCTGCCGCAAAACTCGTCTGGTGGGATTATTTCGGTCTTCGCACCGTCAAAGACCGTTGGCCTCACCTAGACGGATACCTCCAATACATCGCAACAGAAGTTCAGTACGGCCCTCTTGTTGAGGCTCTTTTGGAACTCGGATACCCCCAACAAATCGCCCTCACCAGGGCGGATACCACGCACCGCCCATGAGCAACAACACCGAACAACACCCCCTCTGGCTACAGAGGTGGAAGCAGGAAGGCATCCGCTACCTCGGAAAAGATGGAAGCGGACATATTGACCACATGGATCGCTGGCAACAGGCGTTCCAGATCGGATTCCTTGAGGGCGTCAAAAGCGCCGGCGAGGAGTTTGAGCTACCCCCAGGCAATCACTTCGCTGCCGTTGAACTCATCAATGAGGAGGAGGTAGAGTGAATAGCCGAGCCAAAGGTTGCAGAGGAGAACGGGAATGGCGTGATCAGTTGAGGGAGGCCGGCTTTATGAATGCCCGTCGAGGGCAGCAGTTCAGCGGCGGAACCGATTCTCCAGATGTCATTTGCCCAGAGCTACCTACTATTCATTTTGAAGTTAAAAGAGTAGAATCAGGCAACCCGTACAACTGGTATGATCAGGCGACAACTGACGCCGGCACCACCAAGATCCCTGTAGTTGCCCACAAGCGCAACTTGAAAAAGTGGATTGTCATTCTGTCAGCCGGTCATTTCCTAGACATTTTGAGAAGGTCTGACCTACCCAATCAGACCGACTACAAAGCAGCGATAGAATCCCTGTGAACCAGTTTTACGGCCCATCGCACGATCTACCAAACCTTGATGAGAATAACGACTCTGGTTACAACCCGGTTTTATTCAGCAAGACAAAGATTGCTGACGCACCAGTAGCAATTTTCAACACCCGAAACATTACACCATTCTACACAGAAGAAGAATTAAAGGAGCGATTAGCCATAATCGCAAAAGGATTTTAATATGCCGAACAGAGTTTTAAGAGATTGGACTGACTCCTATCGCTTCGATGGGTTGTCAGCAGAAGCAGAGTGCCTATTCGTTCGCCTCATCATGAAGGCCGACGATTACGGCAACTTCCACGGGGACGCCCGGATCGTTGATTCAATCTGTTTCCCCCTGGGAACCAAGAACCATGTCGCAAAATCACTCGCCGAGCTAGAGGCGCGAGAGCTTGTGGCATTCTATCACCATGCCGGCAGGAGCTACCTGACCATTACCAACTTCAGTCAGCGCCTCCGACATACAACACGCAAGTTTCCTGACCCGTCCACCTCTGACGGAGTCAATTCCGCCGCAATCCGCCGCAATCCGCCGCAATCCGCCGCAACTTGCGGCAAAGCGCGGCTAGAAGTAGAAGTAGAAGTAGAAGTAGAAGAGAAGAGAAACGAAGTAGAAACGAAATCATCATCTGCCGATGATGCAGACGGTTTTGAGAAGTTTTGGGAAGCATATCCCCGAAAGGTAGGAAAGGGAGCAGCACAGAACTCATGGAGGAAAGCCAAGCCACCCATTGATGCTGTCCTAACTGCCATTAGGAAGGCTCGGCAATCCCAAGATTGGCAGAAGGAGCGAGGCGCTTTCATCCCCCACCCTGCTACATGGCTAAATCAGGCCCGTTGGGAAGACGAGGGCATGGATTACGCCGCACTAGCTGGAAAACGCGATAGCGAGGCTTCTAGACCCCATAGCGTTGATGAGAGCGAGGCATTTAGATGGCGTTCTGAACGCTACCCCGAATCCCTTGAGGTTCACCCATCACCCGTGACCTTCCCTTTCGCCAAGTGGCCTGACTCTATTCGATCAGAGTACCGCAACCGTAACCGAACCCTCCAAGTAGCATGAACCCCGACACCAACAACGAGGTCGCAAGGCTCCGTGAGGAGAATGAAAAGCTACAGGATATAGCGAACCGAGCTTGCAATCTTCTCAACCTAAAAGGCGGATATCACGAATCTTACGAACTCCGCGACGAAATCCAGAAGCTCAAGGAGTTAAACTAATATTGTGCTTGCCGTATCAGAACTAACATCAGTAAAATTACCGAAATTATGGGATGTCAGAAGCCACGCACTCAAGGCAAAGGAGATGGACGCCGCGATAACTTCAAGGCGTTCAGCGCAAACCTAGATCAAATCCAAAAGCGAGATAACCCTTTCACCGGGAAGCTATTCCTTAAAAAGCACAATCGAACCGTGGTGAAATATCCATGACAAAGCTCAAGCCAAGACAGGAGAAGTTTGCCAAGGCTCTTGCTACAGGGGAAACCCTAGACAAAGCAGCAAAGAAGGCCGGCTATAAAAGCGACCGGCGCAATGCAACCACCCTTGCAAAGAAGGAAGACATTTCAAGACGGGTCGAAGAACTTCGAGCAGTAGTTGAAGAAAAGCTAGAGCTATCGCGTCAGGAGTACCTTAAAACTGCTTGGAGCCGATACATTGAACTGGCTCCCGATCATCCTGTCACCGCGAAGTACGGGGAAATGGTCGCCAGAGCCCAGGGATGGAACGAACCCGACAAGGTAGAACTCAACGGAGGAATGGACATCATCGTCCGCATCGGTGGCAAGACCCAAGATCATCGTTGAGCTTGAACCTAGAGATCAGTTCCGAGGCTACCTTGAGCGCAAGGAGCGTTGGGCCTGTCTCGTTGTCCATCGTCGAGGCGGCAAGACCTTTGGCTGCATCCAAGACCTCCTGCATCGGGCATTGACCCATCGCAGGGAAGGGCCGGCATTGCGCTATGCCTACCTTGCCCCTACTCGTGACCAGACCAAAGACATTGCTTGGGGCTATCTGAAGTCATTCACGGCACAGATTCCAGATGTCAAAATCAACGAGGCCGACCTTCAGATCACCCTGCCGAACAAAGCGACAATCCGCCTTTACTCCGGGGAAGCCTATGAACGACTCCGAGGCATCTTTCTTGATGGGGTCATCATTGACGAGTTCGCTGATATTGACCCGCAGGCTTGGTATGCGGTCATCCGCCCATGCTTGTCCGACTACCAAGGGTGGGCAACCTTCATCGGCACTCCCAAGGGCCGCAATGCCTTCTGGCGTCTTTGGAAGGAGGCTACCGGCAACCAAGAATGGTTCACCCTGCAACTCAAGGCGTCAGAGTCAGGCATCCTTGACAGCAAGGAACTCTCTGACATCAAGCGTGGTACGCCGGCACATATCTTTGATCAGGAGTACGAATGCTCCTTTGATGTAGGTCGCCCTGGGGCGATCTACTCCAAGAGCCTAGCAGATGCCCGTAATGCTCGACGCATTAGCAACGATGTCCTCTGGTTCAAGGAGGCACCCGTCTACACCTCATTTGACGTAGGCGCTCCTCTCAATCAACGCTGCTGGATATGGCAGATGGTCGGAGACCGCATTAACTTCCTTGAGGCATTGTCAGGAGGCGATGACTGCAAGACGCCGGCAGATTGGGCAGGGCGGCTCACGCAGAAGCAATACCGATACGGAGCGCACTTCATTCCCCATGACGCTGCACAGGAGAATGGAGGGCTATGGCAGGAGGCGCTGAAGCTCGGAGGTCTCTCCAATGTCGTTCCTGTTCCACGCCAGATGTCGGTCTGGGATGGCATCAACCTTGCCCTAGACGCTTTCCCTCGCATCTCATTCAACGAGGAAGGGTGCCGAGACGGGATTGACTCACTTGACGCTTACCATTCCAAGGAGGAGCGAGATGGCGTTACCATCAAGAATGTCCCGGTACACGATTGGTCGAGCCACGGGTCAGACTCATTCTCCCTAGCGCATCAGGCAATCAAGGCCGGTCTCGTTGTTGACAGGACTGCGATTGCAAGGCGTCCACGCCCGATGAATCGAGCAGAGGTCATCATGGGCTTTAGGGGATGACTTGAAAAAATAAATTGCCAAATCAAGTTTCATCTGGCATTGATAGATCAAGATGAAAGCACCAACACAATGCAGCGTTTGGAAACTTGAAATTGCCGGTATGCCAACAGCGTACAGATGTGATTACAAATATGATGGCAACGCCTATAGTCATTCCGAAACATCTCCTATTGCATTAGAAAAATGGATGGTTTGTGAGTTTGGGGCTAGGTTTGCAAGAAAGAAAATTGTTGATGCTAGCGAACAAGACAAAAACTTTTGGCGCCCATGAAATCTCATGGAGGCAAGCGACTTGGATCAGGGAGAAAGCCTACAGGCAGGAAGTCCGAGAGCAAATCTATCTCCCTATTGAAAGAGCAATGGGACAAAGTGGATAAGCTACGAGGCGTCACTTCTCGCGGAAAGTGGATTGGCTACCTTGTTGATAGGGGATAGTCTAATGCGCTCCCGATAAAATTAGACCATAGCCTAATGACACCCGTTGAGATAGCGGCAGCAGTCTACACCAGGGAGTCTTGTGTCCGCACCTTTGCCGAAGACCTAGAAGCGCATCTTCTCAATGGTCATGTGCATTCCACTCCTGACTACTTCTTCATGGCGAGGAAAGTCAGGAAAGACGCCAATCCTGCTGACATCGTGAACCCGTGGGTCAGGCATCAGAATCCTGACTGCTGGATGGTCTATCTTTATGCCGGCAACATACGCAGCGCATTCGCGTCGGCAGATGTCCGACTTCCTTGGGTAGCTTTTGAGAAAAGAAATCGGTTAAAGTTTTACACTTGGGAAGAAATACACGCAAAAACCGAGCGATTCTTTGCATAATTCCTCTTGCCGAGTTAGTATGCGGATGTTAAATCCGCTTAATGCTTTCAAGATTAGAAGCTTTTTTTGATGAATTAGTTCTTAACCTGACGCCCGAAATGGCTATTGCAGGAGGCATTCCGTTCCCCAACGAGAAGTACGATAACAAGCCCACATTGGCGCTCAATAAGGGGGCGGGAGGCGTTCTTGGAACTCAATTTTTTGCAGGGAAAAAGGGTGGTGCAGCGCCTCCTGCGCCGCCGGTCATCAATATGCCCCCGCCTCCTCCGCCTCCTCCTCCACCGTCTCCTACCCCTACTGCATCCTCTGCTGATGTTGCCGCATCACAACAGCAGGCACTTCAAAACAATGCAGGAAGATTCGGCTACAAAGCGTCCCTCTTGATTGGAAATGGAGGAACTTCAACCAATACCGCAACTGGAAGCGGATCACTTTTAGGAAATTAAATGGCGAAAAGCAAAGACGCCGTTGCCGAGGTGGTTGATTCTGCCAAGGGCAAGAGCAAGACCGAGCTTGCCGCCGGGATTGTCTCTAGGTGGAGCAAGCTAGAGGCAGACCGCAACTACTGGATGTCCATGTGGCAGCAGATCGCGGAGCTAGTCATGCCCCGCAAGAGCTACATCCTTGCCACGACCATCACGCCGAACTCAGAACGCGAGGCCCGTTTGTACGATTCCACGGGAGTCCGCGCCAACCAAGTGCTTGCCGCAGGGTGCATGAGTTACATCACGCCGGCGGATTCCCGCTGGTGCAGTTTTGAAGCCCCAGAGTCCATCGAAGACGGCGACGGGGTGCAGGAATATTTTGCAGAGGTCACCGAGATCGTCATGGAGACGCTTGCGCGTAGCAACTTCCATCAGGCGATCCATGAGCTTTACCTTGATCGCGGATGCTTCGGCACCGCAGTCCTCTTCGTGGAACCCGGAGAGAAGCTCCCTATTACCTTCACCAATGTTGATGTAGGCACTTTCTGCATCAGCGAGAACTACGAGGGGTATGTGGACACGATGTTCCGCCGCATGGAGATGACTGCCCGCCAGATCGTCCAGCAGTTCGGTATTGAGAATGTCAGCGACACGGTTCGCAAGTGCTACAACGAACCCAATGGCAAGGGCATGGAAGAGAAGTTCCACATCATCCATGCGGTCTATCCCCGCGAGGAGGGTCAGCGCGACAAGAAGAAGCTAGATGGCCCCAACAAGCCCATTGCCTCGGTCTACGTTGAGGAGAAGGGCAAGTTTGTGGTGCGTGACTCTGGATATGACGAGTTGCCGTTCATGGCTACGAGGTATCTGAAATGGCAGAAGAGCGCCTACGGATGGTCTCCCTCCTGGGTCGCCATGCCTGACCTTCGTCAGTTGAACTTCTTGCAGAAGCAAATGGACAGTCTAGCCGAGTTAGCTGCCTTCCCACGCATTCTCGCTCCCGATTCCTTGGAATCCTCCATCGACCTCCGAGCCGGTGGCGTCACCTATTTCAACGCCGCTGATCCTAATTCCCGTCCTATTGAATGGGCTACCCAAGGGCGCTACGACATCGGTCTTGAGCGTGTCGCCCAAAAGCAGAACGACATCAACGATGCTTTCAGCGTCCCCCTCTTCCAGATGTTCACCCAACAGGAGAACGGCGCACCCAACAGGATGACCGCAACCGAGGTCAACGCCCGTAATGCCGAGCGTCTGGCGCAGTTCTCTCCCACCTTTTCGCGTCTCACGACGGAACTCCTGACCCCTCTCCTTCAGAGGGTCTACGGCATCTTGGCAAGGAACGGCGCTTTCCCGCCCCCCCCAGAGGCTCTTATCCAACAAGGGCCGACCGGGGAACTCTTCATCCCAGAACCCAAAGTCCAGTTCAACAGCAGGATCGCCCTTGCCGTGAAAAACATGGAGCAGGGTGCCACCGATGCCACGATCCAGAGGGCAGCGATGCTTGTCCAAGTCACTCAAGACCCGTCGGCTTTTGATAACTTTGACACCGATAAGATCGTGCGCGAGGGCGCTCTCGCCGCCGGCATGGATAGCGAATATCTCCGTCCCAAGGATCAGGTTGCCCAGATGCGCCAGCAAAGGGTGCAGGCCGCACAGCAACAGCAGGAAATGCAGGCTCAAGCCCACGCCGCTGATGTCGCCCAAAAGGTAGGAGGCATCAAGGGAGACTCACCCCTTGTTCAAGGTGTCCAGCAACAGATGTCCTCCATGATGTAACGAACCCATTCCGATTATGCCGAACAATCTAACTGACAGAGACATTGAGATCCAGCGCATTGCCGCCGCCTACGGGTACTTTGAGACCCCCCCCGGCCTGCTGGTCATTGCTGACCTAGAAAAAGCCTTTGGCATCAATGCCCAGGCGTTTTTACCCGATTCCAAGGGAGACTTTTGCCCCATCCGAGCCGCAATCCGCGACGGGCAGAGAAGCGTCCTGCTTCATATGAAGGCGATTGCAATCAAACATAACAATGGCGAGACCACGAAAAAGCCCGGAATTAAGCGAGACTAACCGCGAACCAGAGAGATCACCAGAACTCGGAGACCTCACTCCCGACTACATCCTCTGGTTCAAGACCACACACTCCCGCGAGGAGTTCATTGAACAATATTCCGACCGCATACCGACCAACTACCCCGAAACCCATCAAATCCAATGATTACATCTGAAGGTCAAGTCGCAACGCCCGTGGACGGCAATGCGCTTCTTAACGCTGATCCTGCTCCAGCAGTCAGCACTCACGAACCCTCTGCCGATAGCCTGATCAATCAGGCGCCGCCGGCTCCCTCTACTGACTCACCCTGGGTCAATGAGAAAGGAGAGTTTTCCGAAGGTTGGCTAGACCGACTCCCCAAAGACCTTGCTGACTCCAAGCAGATCCTTGGTCAATTTAAAGACATCAACGGCGTCCTCAAGACCCTTACCTCCCAGCAGAAGATGCTCGGCAAGAAGGCTGATGCTATCCTGATCCCTGACGAGAAGGCATCCCCCGAAGAGAAGGCCGCATTCCTCAAGAAGCTCGGTGTACCCGATTCCGCTGACGCCTATCAGTTGCGTCCCAAGGATCTGCCTGCCGGTTACGAGTGGGATGATAATGTGGCAAAAGAGTTTAACTCCGTTGCCCATGAAGCAGGCGTCACCCCCGCCCAGATGGACAAGATCATGGCAAAATACGCTGCCTTTGAGTCTTCCAAGGCAGAGCAAGCCGCCATCCAGCAGAGGGCGGAAATTGAAGCAGGGCGCAAGTCTCTTGCTGAAGCATGGGGAGACAAGTACGAGGTTGAGTTGAGCGTTGCCCGTCGAGCCGCCCAGGTAGCCGGCGTCGATGTCAACTCCAAGGGATTCTCTGACCCTGCCGTTGTCCTAGCCTTCAACCGACTCGCCCGGATGATGAGTGACGACAAGATCGTCTCCTCTGATACCGCAGGAACCATGATGGCAGGCAAGGCACGGGCTATGGACATTATGACCAACCCATCCAACCCTCTGTATGCAAAACTGCAAGCAGGCGACAAAGCAACCGGCGATCTGGTCTCCGACCTTCTGAAAAATGGATAATCAATTCGATAACGAGCGTAAGGGAGTCATGTTCCTTAAAGGGAGCGAGAATCCGAAAGCCCCCAAGTGGTCAGGCAAGATGACCCTTGGAGGGGTGGAGTACCAGATTGCGGCATGGGAGAAGATGTCCAAGTCGGGCAAGGAGATGTTGACCATCAGCATCACCGACAAGCCCCAGGGAGGCAGCTATGCCAACTCCCCAAAGCGGAACGACTACCCCCCTGCACCGGCTTATTCTGCCCACAATCAGGCCAAGGGCAACGGATACCAGAAGCAGCGTGACGATGACGATATTCCCTTCTAACCTTTAGCTTGGTTTGGTTCATGCAAGAAGCCCTCACCGGGAAACTGGTGGGGGTTTCTGCTTTAATAAGAAAATGCGTTATTAAAGGGTCGGAGGGGGATTTGAACCCTCAGCAAGAGGCGTGACGGGTACTATTGCTGCCTAGACAAATCATTTCATATAGTGCAATCTTTTTGTGCGAATTATCGTTGACCAGTTAGGAGAGGGATGTTAGGTGGTTAAATAGACAAACCGAGAGACAACCCCTCTGGCGACTGCCATCTGTGGATCTGTGTAGGTTGGTCATCCCCGAAGTTAAGTGATCTCGCAAGAGACAACCATTTGCTCGGTTAAAGTTAGATAACCTACACAAACCCCTAAACACTAAACATTATGGCAGCTATTACCCAAGTTCCCGATCACTATGTGATCCAGTACGAGACCAACTTCAACCACCTCCTTCAGCAGATGGAGGCCCGCCTCAAGGAAAAGACCAAGGTCGTTTCCGCCCAGGGCGCCGCAGTTCGTTTCAATCAGTACGGCCTCACCAGCATGAGCAGCGTCACTTCCCGTGCCGCCTCGACTCCTGTGAGTGATGTCACCATGCCTACCCGTTGGGCATACCCCGTCCCCTACGATGTCGCCAACACGTTTGATGAGTTTGACAACCTCTTCCTCGGAAGCGTTGTCCTGCCCACCTCGGAATGTATGCAGTCCCAGGCTGCGGCGTACAACCGTACGGCTGACACCATCCTGATCAACGCCCTGCTCGGCAGCGCCACGATCACCGACACGGCTTCGACCTCCTCCGGGTTCGGACTCAACAACACAACCACGACTGTTGCCCTTGGCAGCGGACAGACGGTTGCCGTTGATTACGTCCCCGCCGGCGGAACGGCTACCAACTCCTCCCTGACCATCGCCAAGATCCGTCAGGCCAAGAAGATCCTTGATGCTGCCGAGGCTCCCGCCGAAGACCGCATCCTGGTGATTTCTGCCAAGGAAGTTGCCGACCTTCTCGCCACAACCGAGGTGACAAGCAATCTCTTCAACAGCGTCCGTGCGCTCGTTGACGGGGATGTGAATCACTTCCTCGGTTTCAACGTCATCCGTACCGAGCTTCTGCCGGTTGCATCGAACATCCGTTCCTGCATCGCCTACCAGAAGAACAGCGCGGTGTTTGTTGATGGTGGCAAGAAGAGCTACATGGACGTTCTGCCTACGCAGTCCCATGCGCTTCAGATCCGCAGCACAGCGGTTCTCGGAGCCGCCCGTCTCCTTGAGACCGGCGTTGTGAAGATCCTGGCCGACACCACCAAGTAAGTAATCACAAGTTGGGGGGTGGGGCGTCCAGCGAGGCGTCCCACCCCTTTCTTTTAACAACTCTAAAGACAATGGATTCCACGACCATCTGCAACCTTGCCCTCTCTAAAATTGGCAATCAGATGATTATGTCGTTGGACGATCCAAGTATTGAAGCTCGGTTCTGCAAGCTGCACTACGCACCCACGCTCGCTTCCCTCCTGCGTATGCACGAATGGAATTGGGCAGTCGGCATGACCCAACTCGCGGCAATGGCAACGCCCCCGGAGTTTGATTGGGATTATTCTTACCAGTTGCCTTCTGATTTTGCCCGTATCCAAACGCTCAACTCTTTTAAGAGCAGCGAACCGAATTGTGATTTTGAAATCATTGGCGACAAGTTGATGACTGACGAGTCCACGGCCTACATCACCTACATCAAAGATGTGGTTGACCCTAACCTCTTTGACCCGATCTTCGTTGAGGTTCTTTCCCTAGCTATCGGTGCCAAGCTCGCCAAACCCCTCGGAGGCAGCATGGACATCCAGCAGCGCCTTGAAGGTGATTTCAAGCAGATGCTTGGAGAAGCCCGAAGGATTGATGCCGTGGACAACTATCCTCGCCACAAGCCCCTTTGGATTAACTCTGACCTCGTAAAGAGCCGTTATAGCGGGATTTACTAATGATCAGTCAACTGATCTCTAGCTTTAACTCTGGAGAGTGGTCTCCTTACCTGGAGTCACGCACCAACCTTGAGAAGTACCGCAACTCCTGCAAGACGCTTGAGAACTTCATCATTACCCCCTACGGGCCGGCGAACCGTCGCGCAGGCACCGAGTACCTTGGAGCCGCAAAGTCATCCTCTACCCGCTGCCGACTGATTGGTTTGGACATCTCCGACACCAATCACGTTGTCATGGAATTGGGAGTGGGCTACATCCGCTTCTGGAAAAATGGTGCGCTTATTACCAACAGCGGCACTCCCGTCGAGGCAGTCCAGGTTGACTACCTCAATAACACCACCGGCCTGACCCCCGTACACCCCTACCAAGAGGCAGACCTTCGGGCCGTGCAAGTCTGCCAGATCAATAACCTTGTCTACCTCACTCACCCGTCTTATCCGCCGCAGCGTCTCTCACGCCTCTCGAACACTTCTTGGACGATTGGCGAAGTCCCTTTTGGAGATGCTTCCATCAAGAATAATTGGGCGCCCATGCTGGATCAGAACACCAGCACGACCACGATCACGCCATCGGCTACCACGGGAACGTCGATCTCGCTGACGGCATCCACCGGCATCTTCAAGGCGGGTCATGTCGGGGCATACTTTGAGTTAGCCCATCCCAATCCCACCACTTACATCACAAGGACGCTTTCATCTAATGGCACAAGCGGAAACATTGAAATCCTTGGCAAGTGGTCATTGCAAACTTTTGGAACCTGGTCGGCACAACTTGACCTAGAAAAGTCCACCGACAACGGAACGACATGGACGGTTGCCAGAACCTACAAATCGGAATCCGATTACAACGCTACCTCCAGCGGAGAGGAAAACGTAACGACCCTATTCCGCATGAAGGTTTCAAGCGCCTCCACAGGAACAAGTGACCTAACCGGGACAACCTTCACTTATGCCGGTGCTTCAATCACGGCAACGACCACGGTAGCGCATGGTCTTGATGTTAATAGTAACATCACCATCACGGGACAGACCGGCGTCAATGCCTGCCTCAACGGAACATGGGTCTGTCTCACCGGCACCACGGGCAGCACAATCAAGTTCCGCATCAATTCCATCCCCACAGGGGCGCTTTCTGCCGCAACCGTATCGCTTGCCAACGCTAGGGCAATCCTTTCCCCTCTTGATCCGACTCTACGGGGTCTGGTCAGGATCACGGGATTTACCAGCAGCACCTCGGTCACGGCACGGGTACTGAAAACCTTGGGAGGCACAGGAGCAACCTCACAATGGCGTGAGGGTGCCTTCTCTGCCGTGCAGGGATACCCCAATGCCATTGCCTTGCACGATAGCCGCATCATCTTTGCCGGCACCGCCAGCAATCCTTCCTCGCTATGGGGTAGTTATTCCAACGACTTCCAGAACTTCAAGCAGGGTGCCTATGACGCTGACTCTTGGTTCTTCACCTTGGCATCAACCACGGGAGGACAAATCCAATGGATTGTTTCCAAGTCGGCGCTTCTGATCGGCACGACTCTGGACGAGTGGAGTATGTCGGCAAGTGATGCGACCCGCCCAATTACCCCGACAAACCTCAATGTCCGCCAGCAGTCCCACTACGGGTCTTCCCTAGTCGGGGCGCAGATCATCAACGACACGATCCTCTACATCCAGCGCATGAGCAGGAAGATCAGGGAACTGGTCTACACCTGGGCAAGCGAGTCTTGGGTCTCCAACGATGTCACCGCCCTTGCAGAGCATACGACCCGCACGGGTATTCTGGAGACCGCTTACCAGAGGGTGCCTGACGCTATCCTCTGGTTCGTCCGTGGAGATGGTCAGCTAGTTTCCATGACTTACGAGAGGGAGCAACAAGTGGTCGGATTTGCCCGTCATATCACCGATGGGGTCTTTGAGTCGGTTGCCACCATCAACGGCACCAATGCCGAGGATGAGGTCTATTGTCTCGTAAATCGAACCATCAACGGGTCTACGGTTCGCTATGTGGAACGCTTCAAGCTCGGATTGCGCGATGCCCTGGACACCGCAGACAAGGCTAACTGGTGGTATGTGGACGCCGGCAAGCTCCAGACCTTCGGTTCCCCTACCTCCACGATCACGGGTCTATCTCACCTAGAAGGCAAGACGGTCTCCGTATGGGCCGACAATGCCGTGGGCAGCCTTTCAGTCTCGCAGCCTACCGTAGTCGGGGGGCAGATCACCTTGCAGATCCCCGCCTCCAGGGTGCTAGTCGGGCTTCCCTTTACCTCGACGCTTGTTCCCCAGAGAGTTGATACCAACTTACAGGACGGCACTTCACAGGGACGGCGCATGAGGATTCCGCGTATCAACCTCAAGGTCTATCAGTCCACGGGCGGAGAAATCTCCACCGATGGCACCAACTGGCTACCCCTCGTCTCGCGTACCCTGACCGATGTCATGGATTCCTCGCCCCCGGTGATGAACGGGTACGAGAGGGCTTATGCCTCCTCTAATTGGGCAGATGGCGTTGATCTTTATGTCCGCCAGACGCAGCCGGTTCCCCTTACCGTTGCCGCCCTGGTAGTGAATTTTGAGGTCAGCGAGGCTACCCAGAACTAACTTCCTTGCTTTTTATCTGTTAATATTCTAATAAACGCACATAAATGGAGCTTGCTAACATACTTGGGTCTAAAGAAAAGATGAATGTGGTTGAGGCGTTTTGCGCTTCTCAACCCCAGGTGCATCTTCCCTTGGAGCATCGTTTCACTTCTGGGATGTATATCCGCACGATTTTCATGCCTGCCGGCACGGTTGTTACGAGCAGGACGCACCTCACGGAGCATCCTTTTGTGGTGCAGTCAGGGGTGGTGGATGTCTACGACGAGTTGGGTAGGTGTGAACGTCTTTCATCTGGGCATCTTGGCATCACGCAGGCCGGCACCCGTCGTATCCTCATGGTTCGTGCTGATTGCACTTGGACAACTTTCCACGCTACGGACAAGACCGATCCAGAAGAGATCGGGGAAGAAATCACCGAGGCTTCCAACGACCTACTCCCAGAGGGCTTTCGTCAACTCTGGAACAATACCAAGGAGGAATTATGTCTTGGGCAGTAGTCGCAGTATCAGTCGTTTCGGCGGCAGGAACGGCATACTCTGCCTATTCCTCTAGCGAGGCGCAAAAGCGCAACGCTTCCCTTGGTCGCGCAAGCGCACGGGCGCAGGCCCAGATTGCCGGCTATCAGAACGATCTCAACTACAAGACGGCAATGGCGCAAAGTCAGCAATCTGCTGACAACGCCAAGATTTTGCATCAGTTTGCTCGTTCCCAAGAACAGCAAGGCAACGAGCAGATCAACCGATCATACCAAAACGAGCAGGCAGCAAATAGTCAGGTAGAGGCCGCATACGGAGCAAGTGGCATTGCCGCCGATACCGGCTCACCTCTCATGGTTGAGGCGCATAACGCAGGCATGGCGCAACTTGACCGCATGGATTCAGCTTACAAGACGAACCTCGCGGCCCTAGACACCGATTGGAAAGGCACCCTGCAAAGCTACCAAAGCACGGTGCAGGCAGAACTCGCCAAGCAGTACCAGTACGGAGCCGACATTGCCCAATGGCAGGGCGGGTCTATGGCAGATGCCGCATACAACAACGCTATGACCGCCGCAAACGATACGGCAATCAGCGGGTATATCAGCGCCACGGGAAGCCTCTTGAGCGCAGCCGGTGGCTTTATGAAGCCAAGCACTACAGGTGGGAACTTTGCTCCTACGCAATCGGTTCAAGGAAAAACTTATTACAACGATCCATCGCGCATGATGTACGTCGCGCAAAGATAACCTATGGCACAGATACCTCTAGCCCAGATTCCCAATGCACCCGACCTCTCTTCGATGTCGGCACCGCAGACGAACACCGTCAACGTCCCAAGCGTAGATTTCACCCAGGAGCGCAGGGAGGTGGCTAGGGCATACGACTCTGCTATGGAGAATCCAAATTCCGCAGCCAAGATAGGGACGGCAGTTCAAGATTTTGGAAATGCCGCTTACAAGACGGCAAATGCTTATCAAGAAAAACAGGATAAGCTCCAAGCAACCGCAGCCAAAGCTGAATTTGACGGGTTAAGCGCATCTGTAATGTCTGATATTCAGACTAGCCTAGACCCTTCTCAACCCCATACTTGGGCAGGTCAATTTAATCAAAAATGGCAACAAGTTGACGATTGGTACAAATCGCAGCCAACCAACATCCAGCAGGCAATCTATCCAGAATACATTCACAATAGATATATGAATCAGGCAAGCATTGGAATTGCTGCCCATAAAACCCAACTTGCCAACCAAACAAATTCCACCCTTCAAGATATTCAGCAGCTATCTCAAGGCGGTTTGTCAGATAAGGCAAAAGAAAGAACAGAAGAGTTGATGCACTCTGGAGGGATTTCTGTTGAAAAGAAAAACGAGCTTTTTGCTCAAATTGATGGGACTGCTCAAAAAACAAATCTTTATAGTTTCATAAATCAAAACCCAGATGCCGCAATCAATGCGCTTCAACAAGCGTTTGATACGGGATCAACCATTAAGGGTTTTGAACAGATACAAGGAAAAGAATTGGAAAATGCCATCAAGGTCGCAAAAGGAACAAAAAACTGGCAGTCCATCAATGCCCAGACTTCGGTATCTTCATGGGTAGATGCCAACAAAGACAAGCTAACAATGCAGGCTATTGAGGCTTCTTCTGGATTTAAGGCTCTTGATGATGCTGGCAAGCAAGCAGTTAGAGACCAATTCTTAAACAAGTATGTTGCCGGCACAGAAGAAGGCGCAGCAGCCACGGCGAGTGCGATTGGAAGTGTCAAAGAATACAACCCATCGCTTGACCCTGATTTTTCAAAGTTAAAAGACCTAACCAATCAACTTGTTGGAACTGTCCCCCAAGCTGAACGGCAACCTCTGCTGGATGAGTTGACAAAAAAGCATGATTCCTTCCTAAAAAATGGAGGAAAGGTTCCTTTTGATCAGCAAATTGTTACCGATATACACGGGCAGATTCATCAGATGTATTCTTCCGGGGCGCTGGATGATCGCGCACGCTTTGCAAAAGGTACTCCAGAATACAACAAAGAAGTCCAAAAGGGTCTTCAGAAATACCAGTATTATGTGAACCAATGGGACAAGATGTCGGCAGAAAACCCAGGCAACCTTGGAGAAGCGCAACAGAACTTCAATCAGGTCATTATGAAGGATGACGCAAAGAACTCTATTAAGTCAGTCAAACCTTCATCTGGTGGTGGTTTCTGGAATTGGATTAAAGGAGGAAGTCAGCAAACGTCTAATGATTCTGGTGACTCTGCCGGCAAGATCACCAAGTACGGGTACGAGAAGCTTGGTCAGGCCGACTATGATTCTAACTCCGCCAATGGGATCGGAGCCGCAGACAATAAGCTGACTCCAGGTGAAAGTGTTGCCCTCTCTCCAGACCTAGAGAAAGCTACCGGTGCAAAGATTGGTGACAAGGTAGTAGTCACTCTTTCCAACGGAGAGAAGATGGTAAAGCGGTTTGATGACCGCACCAGTAAGCGCCTTAAAGGTCGCGTTGATATTTACTCACCAGACGGCAACCAACCTCTCGACGGGGTGAAGGTCGCCAAGGTGGAGAAATACACCGAGGACGGGCAGGGTTAGTGGGATATAATTCCTACTTGTCCACCGGACATTGGCAAGATGTCGCTAATCTGTTTATGACCATCAGCGTAGGTTGTGATTGCGCTATATTGATCTCCGCAAGTTGGAAGAATCGTAGTTGTTGAAGGCTGAGTAGTTTGCTCAACTGGCCTTGTCCTAACGGTTTCTTTCCATGCCGCATCCAGTTCTTTGTATGCTGGATCATCAGGAGCCAAAGCAAACGCACTCCCTGCCAGCAGCATCGCAATGAGAATCGGCATGGTCTTCATGTGTTAAACATCGCTCCGCTAACGGCATAGCGTCAAGGGATTCCGCTTGCCACTAAACTAACATCAGAGTAATTGTGCATAACTCATGGCCGAAAACGACCCTTTTAGCACTCAACCTACCTCTGTTGATACCCTTGACCAGTTGCAAACGCAGCAGGCAGTCAACAAGTTTGAAGACCTTTCTAGGTCTCCCCTACCCCAAGAAATCAACCAGGCTACAGATACACGGGTCTTTGGTGAGGATCTTTCCCAGACCAAGGCATACCAGCAGGAGCGAGGTCTAGTTTCTTCCATGCTGAAAGACCCTACCAACCTGGGTGGGATGGCAAATGACACGGTAAAGAAATCCAATTCTTACGCTGATCCCCAAGCATTTAGGGATATGGCAGTCAATATGAGGGCGCTTTCTTTCCTGACCGGCGCACCGATTGACGAGGTATCTGAAGGGTATGACCGATTTAAGAAAGGCTTTGCCGCGCAGATGGGATGGCAACCGACCAAGAGTGATTCCGACTTTCGAGCCAAGCTACAGGCTCACTTTGAACAAGAGGACGCTAGGAAGCAGGCAGTTACCAACCTTCAGACCAAAGCAGTCCAAGATGCTGTCTCGTTTGCCGATCAGGGCATGGGACGCAACCCCCTCTCTGCTTTCAGCGAATGGCAACAGAACGAGTATGCCGGCCTAAAGGGAATCCCAGAGGCACAGCAATTGCAGATTTTCAATCAGGTTTATCTGCCTATCCAGCAGCAGATGAACACCCCGGAGGGCGCGCTTGCCAAGGAGATTGTGGACACATTCCACAAAGGGAACGAAATCACCCGCCCTGTTGCAGAAAGCGCCACGGGTCTTATTGATAAGCTATCCGGGTACTCTGACGAGCAACGCAAGAATGTCTACGCATTGGCTAACACCTATGCCCAGACGCTAGATCCTACTGCCTCTATAAACAACCCCCTATGGAATATGGGGCAAAGCCTATTGCGGTCTACCGGCAATATGTCGGCATCTATAAGCACAGCAGCGCAGCGGGTCTATACTGCCGCACAAGTCAAGGATGCAGAGCATGGCGGGGCGCAGGGCGAGATTAACGAGCTTAATGGATTGCCATCCACCCCCGACACGCAAGGGATTGAGGTTGGTCAACAAAACATTAAGAACCTTTCCATTGCCGCCGAATTGCGTCAGGCGTCCCAAAGCATGAACGACCTTCCCCTTGGGTATGGTCTCCCTGGGATTATCAACAAGAGCATTTCCTCGGCGCTAAATGCCACCCCGTACATTGCCGCATTTGCCGCCGATCCTATTGTCGGAGTTGGCTTGATGTACGGAAGCACGGTTGCTGACCAGCAGCAGCGAATCCTAGCCAATAACCCCGAAATGAGCATTGGTAAGGCTACCTTAATGGCAGAAGCATATGCCGCCCCCATGTCGGCGCTGATGTCTATTTCTCTACCTGGAGTATCGGGAATCTTTCCTGCCGTGGAGCGTACCCTAGCGCAGTTTGCCGCTGAAGGTACTGCCGCAAATTACGCTGCCCATGTCGCCATTGGAACTGCTGGAATGGATCTTTCTAGCCTATCCCAGATTGCCGGTGACGCCATTTCGCAGGCTATTGACAAGGATTTCAACCCTGGTGCATCAGTCAAAGAACAGTTGATTGAGTTGTGGAAGTCACAACCAGAATTGCTTGGTTCAATGATGTTCCTGTCTGCTATCGGAGCCGGCAAGACCTACCACGATACAGATCAGGTTGCCGCCCTAGCCAAAGTGGTCGGAGATACCAAGACGCTGAAGAAATACGGATTCAGCGACGAGCAGATTAGCAAGATTCAGTCTGCCCCTCTGAACGAGGTGCAGGGCGTCATTGCAGAGGAAGCCGGCAAGCGCACCCCAGATAACATTGCTAGTGGGATTTCCCAAGCTCGAAAGGACGGTCAGGCGACCAAAGATGCCGCTGAAAGCCATGAGACGCCCACCTTGACTGCGACTGATGACGGCACCCATGTCATCATGGCCCCAGACGGGAATGGTGGGATGCAAGAGGTCTACCGAACCAAGGATCAGGATGCCGCCATGCAAGCCTTGGCAATGGCGTATAAAGCCCATGACGAGGGGCAACTCAAGACCTTGCATGAAACCATCCGCTACTTTGAGCAGGCCGATAAGGAGCAAGGAGTAGAGGGACGCACCTACGAGACCAAGCTGACCCCGGATAAGGAAAAAGTCACTTTCCAAGATATGCTTGAGCAGGGTATCCCGCTTGAGCAGTTGAAAGAACGCATGAGGATTGCCGGCATCCATGAGGACACGGCTCTTTCTGATGTTGTTGTGGACGGCATGACCAAGGGCGACCAGTACCAAGATGTCATCCGAGTGCTGAACTCCAATCCCCGCACCGCAATCCATGAGAGGCTAGACGCCACCACGACCCGCGCATTGGATAGCGGAAAGGTCTCTGATGAGCAGATGACCAAATGGATTAAGCAGACCGAAGAGGCCACGGGCCACAAGTACCTTTCCAGCGAGACACCTACTCGTCAGGAGATCATCGAAGCAGTCACCTCCATTGGTGAGGAGTATGCCGCCGGTCACTTTGCCAATCGTGAGGCCGCGCCTAGCGCATTGAAAGGTTACTTCAAGGCAATGGTGCGATACTTCAACAACATCCTTTCCCGCGCCAAGGTACTGCACAACGGAATCAAGGAAGGCAAGATTGACGCCAATTTCGAGCAGCATCTAGCCGAGGGCATTGGCTTACCTATCACCGAGCGCCTTGCGCCGGCAGAGGCAAAGGCTAAAGTTGAAATGATGGGAGAGAAAGTGGGTGAGCCAAAACCATTAGAACAAGGAACATTGTTTTCTATTCGTTCTAAAAAGGATGCAGAAAGGATACTAGGGCCGGCTCATCCAGAACTTGCAGGAAAACCTAAAGAAGCTATTGAGCGCCTTATTCAAGATAAAACTGGATATGTCCCAGGTGCATTAAACCATCCCCAAATAGGCCCAGTTGACCTTGTTTGGGGAGAAACCTTTGATTCTAAATCTAAATCATACGGGTTATCAAAAATTGTCAAATGGCACCCAGAAGCGATTTCCGCGATTGAAAAACAATTTCAAGATTCCATTATTACCGACAGGAACGAAAACACGATTCAGCTAGAGCTGAATGGTATTAAATATGCAGTAAGAAAAGGATTCTTTGGAAATAAAGCACATTGGCTGTTGACTGCTTATGGAGAAGAAGGTGAGTCTGCCAGAGAGACGATAGACACCTCTGGCCCTAAAGGTGGGAAGGTGACACAGCTCTCTTCCCAAGGCTCACAAGACAATCTTGGGCAATCTGGTCAAGATGTCAACACCTCCTTCTCCATCCGCGCCCGTGACGAGGCATACGATGCGGCAGTCAAAAGCGGCGACGAGGCAGAGCAGCAGCGTCTAGTTGACGAGGCTGCAAAGGAGGCGGGGTATCCCCTCCGCGCATACCACGGCACTCCCAACGGAGACTTCCAGAAGTTTGAAGACAACGGCAAAGGGTTTTTCTTCACGAACAAGGAGTTTGTTGCCAAGGGCTACACCTACAAGAGAGGTCTTTGGTTATCTGAATCGCCCACAGGCAAGGTCATCAATACCCACCTCAAGATGGAGAATCCTCTTGAGATTGATGCAATGGGGTCGCGCTACAATAACATCCGTTTCCCCGGCATAGAATGGAAGCAAACCGTCTTTGGCAATCTCCCAAAAGATGCCGTGAGTGTTTCCGATGCGGCGCTCAAGGCGTTTGAGATGGGGCATGATGGTTTAATTGTCAAGAATGTCATGGATGCCGTGGATCATTCAGATAAGACCCGCAGCACGGTTTATGTGGTCAAGGATGCCTCCCAAATCAAATCAGCAGACCCAATCACCCGCAACGATGCCGGCAATGTAATCCCGCTTTTGCAGAGGTTTAACCCAGAGAGCAACGACATAAGGTTTTCAATTTCAACCCGTGCAGATCAGGAACGAGTCCAACAAGAGCTAGAAAAGCGCATTGCCTCCTCCCCTACTGCTAGGACGAGGATCTTTGAAAATGCCGCCAAACGGTTTGAGGCTATCACGGCACGGCAAGATAAAGTCATGGAGGCTTTCGCTGAAGGCAAAGCCAGTAGCTCCGAGGTCATTCGCAAGGACATGGAAAGCAACCTTGTTGAGCTTAACGCTATCATGTCCGCCCTACCCGCTGAAGTCAGGGCATCCCTCACTCGTAACTGGCGTAACCCTGGCACCGGCGAGGGTGGCAATATCTACACCAAGTACGCCTCTTTGGGTAGTGACAAGGCAAAGGCTGATTTCCTGATCAAGACTATCCAGAAAGCAAGTGACCTGATCGACCACCAACTCCGAGCCGAATATGTAGACCGTGCCTATCGTCTATACGATGCCGCGCAACCCAAGAACGAGCGAGGCACAGGCCCCAAGGGCAAGCTAGGCGCTGAAGGTCATGCCATTGTCAATGAGGTAGGTTCACTCTGGCATATGACCGCAGCCGAGGTCTCTAACTACATCAAGACCCGTCAGGCTGAAATGGACACCATTGACTCTGGTGACTCCCCATTAAGCTCCGAGGATTCCATCACCCGTCGGCAGGAGCTTTTCAATGAAATCCTTCTTGCCCAGATTCACGGCAACTTCTCGCCTTGGGATTCCAGAGGTAAGCTGAAGGGGCAAGATAACCCTGACATGAATGCCGAGCAATCGGCGCTGGCGCTAGAGTCACTACAGGGGATCATCCGAGAGGGGCGCTACGATTGGAACCAGCAACTTGTTGCAAGGCGTGATTGGGTCAAATCCGAGCAGCAAAAAGCTATTGAGGCTATCAATGGCAAGGAAGCGACCACCCCAGAGATCAATCAGTCCAAGGAAAAGGATGCCGGTATCCTTGCTGGTATTGACGCCTACCTAGACACGCACTTCACCAGGGCGCAGTTGCTTGACCATATTCTAGGTCAGGAGCAAGCGGCATATTGGAAGCGCAGAATCTATGACTCTGCAAATGCAGAGCATGACCGCAACCATGCTACCGATATCAGAGACACCCGTAGTCTTTTGCAGGCAATCTTTGGAGCCGATACCAAGGATAGCGTTGTCAATCGCACAAAACTCCAGATGGCGCTTTCCAAGCTATCGGGGCGCAAAGACACCGGCATCGAGGTTGAGGAAAACCGCAAGTTCCAAAAGAACAAGATTGAGCGAATCACGGCAGAGGGATATGTCCAGAACCCCTCTACCTGGAAAGGCTCCAGCGCCGATTTGGATTACATGGCAAGGACGCTTGCCGGTCTCAAGTCCACCAGCCGGGTCAAATATCTTGAAGTCAGGGAGCAAGTTCCAGATTCCGGGGAAAAGGTCAAACTGCACCTTTCCGAGATGGAGGCTATTCAGCGTCTTCTTTCATGGCGTCAGGCAGATGCCCGTCCATCCCTTGAGTATAGCGGCATGACCCAAGAGGTAGCCGACAAGTTGGAAGCCTTTGTCAACAAGACGGCAGCAGGCCGCGCCTATTACGACTACCTCAAGAAAGCCTATGACAACTACGACGAGATCAACGCCAAGTTCAAAGAGGTCTTTGGGGTGGATATGCCTAGAGTTAAGAACTACGCAACTTTGGTTTGGGATACTTCCAAGTCGCAGGACAAAGCAAAGGATCTAGATGGAGAGCATGGAGGCGGTGCCAGCATGACGCCTAGCTTTGGTATCTCCCGTCAGAACCATGCCGCCAAAATCCGAGATGAGAATGCCTGGGTGGTCTATCAAGCGCATATGCGTCAGGTGAACTACTGGCTGACACATGTTGACCTAAACCGAGACATGAGGGCTATCCTTGGAAACGCCGATGTCCTCCGGGCGGCACAGGCAAAGAAGGCTTCCTATCGTGATACCCTCAAGGAAATCTCTGGATTCATTGGCAAGGAGAAAGCCAGCGCCGGCGAATTGCTTGGCATGAATGGTGAGATTGCCCGTGAAGCTGCCAACTACCTTGGAACAAGCGTTCTTGGCTACAATGCAAAGGTCACGCTGAAACACCTTATCCCATCCATGTCATCATCTATGATGTTGGCACCTGACGAGTTTGTGGGGTCTCTGACAAGGGTGCTTACGGGTCAGGCTATCAAGCCGATATGGGGCAAGGATGGCATGATCAATTCCCGTGAGGTGCTACGATTCCTTGAGGCATCCCATAGCAACAATGACAGAGAGGCAGTCAAGGCAGGCTCCAAGCCGGCGCCTATCCGCAATGCTATCCTTGCTGGTCAGGCTATTGGAGAGGTTGGGCATTCTTGGATTCCAGCGTTTGTCCACCAGGCTAACGCTATCTCCTCTGCAATCGCCTATGACGCTTCATACCATAGCGCAATCAAGGAAGGTCTGACCGAAGCACAAGCCCATGAGGTTGCCCGTGCCAAGACTGACGAGATCCTTCACCAGACCAACCCTGTAGGGTTTGGCATTGATCGACCAGCAGGAGAGGCGGGTAACGCCCTTATGCGCTTCCTAGCCAATTTTGCCGGCCCCGTGCGTCAGCGGTTTGGAATCGTTGCCCATGAGGTTAAGACAACCCCCCGTGACTTGCGTGAAGCTAACGGAGTCGGAGAAAAGGCAAAGGTCATTGGCGATAAAGCCTGGAAGCTATCAACGGCATGGGTCTTATCCGGGGTAATGGAAGCCGCAATCCTCCAAGGATTCGCAGCCCTCGCAGGCTCACAGCAAGAGAAGGAAGATGCCAACTCCTTGAGCGAGTACCTTGCCGCTGCCGTTGCCGGCCCTACATACGGCATTTACTGGTTGGGTGCTGGTCTCTCTGGGCTAATCAAAGACAAAATCACAGGAAAACACGCTTTCCTAACCACCGGCAATCCCCTCTTGGATAAGTTCACGGGTGCCTATCGTAGTGCCAAGAAGGTCATTACAAAGCCAGCGCAAGCCGAGGCAGAGGATTACATTTCCACAGGCAAGGCCGCTATTGATGCTGTTGCCATGATGTTCCTATTCGCTCGTCAATATGGCATTGCTAAAGCCCTTGGAGGCGTCTCGGCTATGGGCAATGTTGCCAAGACGGGAACCCATGCCGCCAGAAATGCAGGGATCATGGATCAAAGCACAAAGCCGGTTAAGCATAACAGAGGCATTTTAGACTAAACATTCCTCTTGCCGCCCCTACACGCCGATGTTAAATCAGCGTGATAAATGAGTGTCTCTTCGACCATTTCGTCTGTTTCCTACTCTGGAAATGCCTCAACTTCTGCGGCATATCCTGTAACTTTTCCGTTCTTTGACACCACGGATTTAGTTGTCACGGTAAATACAGAAACAGTAGCAACAATCTTAGTCAAAGATACTAATTACAGCGTTTCTGGTGGTGGTGGTGCAACCGGCAGCATCACAACAACTTCCGCAATCCCAAGCACTTCTACTTTAGTTATTTCCAGAAACACGGCAAAGACGCAGTTGACCTCTTATACGACAGGGGATCGTTTCCCCGCCTCCACCCATGAGAAGGCGCTGGATAAGCTCACTCTCATGGTGCAGGAGGCAACGGCAAATAATTTGCCGCCAACCTCCGCCGCAACAGGGCCGGCTCCTTATGTTCTTCAAGCAGGGTCAGCGGGAGCTTCCCCAGCATGGGTGCCTCAATCTTCTGGTGGCATTGCACCAGAATCAATTACCAATCCAATGCTTGCTGGTGGTATTACCCCCTCCAAGCTCTCGACGGGTGCGCCGGTTTGGGACACTTCGGGCAACCTGACCGCTGCTGGTAACGTGACTGGTAACGTGACTGGTAACGTGACTGGTAACGTGACTGGTAACGTGACTGGATCAGGAAATTCCAGTTTCTTAGGCAACGTAGGCATTGGTACGAGTTCGCCTAGCGCGAAACTCCAGATTCGCCCGACAACCAACGTAAATCTTGCAGGGAATAACAATGGGTCGGCGTTTCAATGGACTGCCCTGAACGATGCTTCAAGCGCATACGTTGATTTAATCACAAACTCCGCCACCCAGCAGTTTCAGACAGGGGGTATTGAACGCCTTCGCATTGACTCCTCTGGCAACGTCGGCATCGGGACTCACTTTCCTGGTCAAAAGCTAGAAGTGACTGGAAGTGCAAAACTTGCGGCAGCATCTACAGGTGGAACATTCATCCTGCTCGATAA